CCACCGTTTCTATATAAATAGAGGCCCTCCCCTTGTCATTAATGACAAGAGATTATGCCTATGCCCGATACTGGATGCTCACCATTCCTGAAGACTCCTGGAGCCCCCCAGACGAAGAGGACATACCATCTGGTGTTGCCTACATCAAGGGACAGCTGGAAATCGGAGAAGAGACAGGCTACCGACACTGGCAACTGCTTGTGGTGTTTTCAAAAAAGGTGCGTATGCTCTCTGTCAAGACCGCATTCTGTAGAGATGCCTACTGTGCCCCGTCAAGATCCGTTGCCGCAGACGCCTACGTCTGGAAAGAGGAAACTTCCGTTGAGGGGACTCGATTTAGCCTTGGACGAAAACCGCACCGAGCGAATGTCGCAACCGATTGGGACCAAGTTTGGGAGGATGCTATCAAGGGAAACATTATCGCAGTCCCAGCCCACTTGCGTATTCAGCATTATCGGACCCTCCGCACTATCCGTGCAGATTATGCTGCACCGGTTGCTGGAGAACGTACCTGCTCTGTCTACTATGGACCTACGGGCACTGGCAAAAGTAGAAGGGCCTGGGAAGAAGCCGGTATGGATGCTTACCCTAAAAGTAGTCGCAGCAAGTTTTGGGATGGTTACCGAGATCAACCGAATGTTGTTATGGACGAATTTCGAGGCGGTGTGGACTACACCTATTTACTCCGGTGGATCGACCGGTACCCATGCCTTGTGGATATCAAAGGTTCTGCTGTTGTGTTGCGAGCAGAACACATTTGGATCACCAGCAATGTTCACCCAAGATTGTGGTATCCCGAGTTGGATGAAACAACTTATTTGGCACTGGAAAGACGAATGAATATTGAGTTGATCGAATAAATTCTTTCCTTAAAATGGGTTGGAAAGGTAAAGCCGCAGGTTCAGTGTTAGGCTTTATAGCAGGAGATTTGCCCGGCGCAGTGGCGGGCTATAAATTGGGTAATTATATGGATGTAGACTTACCCCAAAAAAATTCAATGGTTAATACCCGTAAGAGAAAGTATGGATCTCCTAGTAAATCTGCTCAGGCAAAACGTGCCAAACTTGGATATGTCACCTCGGGAGGCAAGGCTATTGGGCGCGCTACTTACGATGAGTATCGTGCTCGTGTTGCGGCTAATAATAGCCGCCACTCCCGCGTAATAGCTGGCAAGCGTGTAGCGGTTAAAAAGAAGTCGAAGATAGGACACAAGCACTCGTCTGGTTCGACTTATGCAGGGAAGTTTAAAAAGCCCCGTAAGCATAAAAAATCGATGGAACAGAGATTTTTGTCGCAGGGCTTTTTATCAACTACTGAACAGTACGGTACTGTTGCAGATCCTGACTGTGTTTATTTAATTCATTCGACTGGTTATTTACTAGAACTAGCGAATGTTATGAACGTTGCGCTCTTGCGCAAAGTGATGAACAAAGCAGGATTCAAAATCACGAATGTGAATAATGAAATTGCTGCTTCAGCACCCATTTCAGCTGGTGTTGACCCTGCCGAAAACTCCAGTGGTCTTAGATTTGTGTTTACTTGTAAACAAATGACTACAATGAATACACGTAACTACGTGTATGATACTTTGGATAATCAATCCTTTATGGATGTAACGCGATTATGGACTGATATGCGAGACCGAATAGTCGACTTTTTCAGAGGTCAAGGTGAAATCCTTGAACCGTATCGAATCGCAGTTTATCAAAGAGATTCAACGATTGCTAGCAATAATTGGAATCTAGGTGCTGAAATCTTCTTAGAAGATTGCCATATGGAAATTGCGATGGCTTCCAATTTGGTTGTTCAAAATCGGACGCTTGCGTCCCTTGATACGATCGGTGTAGCTGCTGACCAAGTCAGTACCGATCGTGTTGATGCCCAACCTGTTAAGGGTTGGTTGTATGAATTCAAACATGCTGATCCTCGTACCCGTCATTCTGCGGCAGGGGCGACAGCCACGATTAGCAGTAATGAGTTTTGGACGAATATGAGGGATATGGGTATTCGTTTAATTCGTGGTGAACAGTTTATTGGTAACGTTAGTACTGTAGGTGGTGCAACCACCGTAATTACTGGTGCAACAGAACCTTTTGTACCCAAGTATTTTGCTAATTGCGTGAAATCGTCACGTATTCTTTTGCAACCTGGTGAGGTGAAAAAAACTGGCTTTACCTGGAAATTGAGTGGTAAAGTCATTAATATCTTTAAAAAGTTAAAGGTCGTTCTTTGGCAAGGAACTGATTCATCATTTGCCGGTATGGTAGGTAAATGCCAAATGATCGCTTTGGAGGAGGTAATGAGAACTCCGAGTACGAACAAGGTTACTATTGCCTATGAACGAGAACTTAAAATTGGTGTTATTGTTAAACCCCACTTTAAACAAGCTCCTGTTGAAACCTCTGTTATTTCTGAAATGATTAATAATCCCTGAATAATATATTATTCTTCTTTGAGTCTTGCTAAAAAGTCTTTGCGTACCAAAGTTTCAATATCATGCAAAATGTCTAAAACTTCTTCGTGGTATTCTTCCATGATGTTTTTTAGGTTAACAGCCGAGATCCGCTTTACTGGTAATCGTTTACCACCAACCTTCATTCTTGCTGAAACAGTTCCTTGACTAGGAGTTGGTGATGGAGGAGGAGTTGGCATTTGGCTGAAAGACATTTTTAGGGTTGGGGGAAGTTGGTTGCTTATATAGTCGATCTAAGCCATGTCACGTGAACACGATTTCATTGGTTGATCTACTCGAGATTAAATTAGGGTTTGGAACACAGATACCCTCAGATTTAGGGGTTAGTCTTCACCCGTTGTCAGTGCGTGAGGTTCCTCACATCGACGAGAGAGTAAGGGCCTTGTGCCCTTACGAGGAGATGGAGGTACCCATCGCAGTGACCAGTGTCGTTTCACCACCAATCGTCGGATCTTTATATTTCTGCCCGGCCGGCTTGAGGCCGTTAAGGTTAGGGATAGTAGATCTCTGTTCTTAGGGTTTGGAACACAAACTCTCGGGCCCTCCACATCAGTAAGACAACGCAAGGTCCAAAGGTCAGTGCGTTCAATATTACTTACTGATGTGGAGGGCCACGGTCCACTACTGGGCCACCGTTTCTATATAAATAGAGGCCCTCCCCTTGTCATTAATGACAAGAGATTATGCCTATGCCCGATACTGGATGCTCACCATTCCTGAAGACTCCTGGAGCCCCCCAGACGAAGAGGA